CGGCGGAGGGGGGCTCGTTAGAAGCGCCAGTTAAAGGCTCTTACTAAAGAGTGTGTGCTAGGCGGGGCCTACCCAGGTCGAATGACCTGAGGAAGTGACCAATGGCCACTCTGCCCCTTCGCTACTACATAGCCGCCTTTCCTTTTGGCTTCCCACCATGGACTACGCTCGCCACCCGGCCTTTTCAGCCAGGTTGCATAGTGTAGGTCATCTACACGAACAGTATCCTTTCGGTAATTAAACCGGCAGAACCTGAACGTATAGGTGCCATGTTGGTTTACCCCGACCTTCGAAAGTCGGAAGGGGTAACATCTGACAAAGCGCTGGATATCTTTTGTCCAACGTAGGCCAGAGTCATCAGGAAAACGATAAGGAACGAGCTTTAGATCAAGCCCGTACTCATCGAATAATCGTTGAATCACCTTAAAGAAGGCGCGGTCATACACGTAATCACGGGACCCGAAGTACGAAATGTACTTTGGAAAAATCCTGTTCATAACGACGTATAACCACGGTTCTAAAGATGACCGACGATTATCGGCAGGACCCTTCAAACTGAAGGGTCTTACGTCGTAGCCATGGAGGTAATCACCCCCACAGCTCTCTCTGAAGCCCGGACCACCTGTAAACGTTTTATCACGATTACAGATGAATCCTACGGATTCGCATACTTCAATAAAGGAGTCTGCGATATCAGTGGGCACTATGCAATCGTCTCCAAATACAGAACACTTCAACAAGTCGTCCCATTCGGGAAAACAAGAGAGTGTTTTGCCTTGAAGGCGAGTAGCATGTGCTAAGCTCCAGAAGACCAGGGTCTCAAGCGGAAAAGTTACCGCATTTCCCATTGTTGAAAACATGTTTGGCCTGATCCAAGTTTCCTCTAAGAGGATTGAATCAGAACGACATATATAACAACAATCAAACCATTGAGGAGGTAATAACCAACGCAATAGTTCAATACTCAGACAATCCGATGCGCTTGACCAGTCAATCGTCGATTCCATTCCTGAAATCGATGAAAGTCTGGCACGCTCACGGTGCTGAATAGGTAGAGACTCTAGCTCCAAACCGCAAAAAGACATACGACGGTACATCATTTCCATCAGGCCTTGCTGGAGAAACATATTTCCAGTAGGCTCGACGGCGATCATACGGTCTATCTTATTGCTTTTTGGGACTGTAGTAGCGCGAGATCCGTCTACGATATTGTATCGTTCCCCGGTTGGGGTTGTCTTGTTAAAGTATAACAAGGCCGAATTCAACTGACTGTCGAATTCGAGATACCTATCGAAGATTGGTTTGGCTTTCTCTGTTATGGATATAGGAAATGTAGATTTAGCCTCAAGCGAGGTGTCATTGTATGACACTCCTATTGAGGAACCGGTACCGTGTTTACAACACTGGAACCATTCATCTTCATTAAAAGTAGTGAGAACGAAACCCAGAATCGCACGGGCCCGCAACAAAATGTTGTGGTGTTCCGAATAACGCGATTGCGGTCGAATCATGTCATGACTAGGAAGGTTAAGTCCTTCCCGGTCAAATTTTGACATGTGTTCATTGACGAACAAAAACTTTATGTACGCCAAGTCCGCAAGGGAATCATCTCGAGTCGAAAAAGAAGTAAACTTCTTATCGATTTCTCTACTTTGCCTGTCACATAACATTTTGAGAGAGCCTTCTCTGTCTTCATACACATGTGATGAAGACGAGAAATCTCGCCTAATTGCCTGACAGAGTCTTGCTGTGATCGTATCAGGACTAAAGATCGAAGCTTTCCTAATCATGGGAATTTCTCCTGGTTGAGAAGGATTCGGGTGAGTTACAGTTATTTCACTACGCATAACACTAAAAGCGACCTCCCCGAAGGGAGGATCGCTCGGAGTGTTATAACGTAATGTAAACTGCCAAAAACGAAAGGACTATGGCCCCACAGAGAATGCCGAAAATTATTATGGCAAACTCTAAGAGGAAATATAGCCCCCGCCAGTTGATTCTACGGTTTTTCCGTATCATCGCTGCTACTCCCTTTCTTGATAAAGAAGAGCTTTTGTAAAAGCTCCATCAAGAGAGCAAACCAGCCCATCCTGTTAAGGGAGGGCATGACTTACTCTAGGGAGAGGTTTTTGACAGCGCTCTCAAAGTCTGCATCACTGCAGATTTGAGCTGCGATAATCCTCAATTCCTCCAGTTCACTATGAGTCGTTTCCGAATCATAGGCGAACTCGATGCGGACCGTATTGACAGTAGTCAATCCGTTGTCCAGCAACAAGGGGGATTTGAAGACAAACGCAGCGCGAGCCTGGCTGTAACCGTTCGGCGCTGACGCCAAGGGTTTGGGTTCTCGAACGGAACACACAATGGATCGACGCGTAAGCAGATTAGTATCTGCCGTAGCATAGACCGTATGTGAATTCCCCCGAGCACCCGCGCCCGCAAAGGCCAGTGCTGAACCACCTGTCGGGGCAACAGTTGCCCCCGACGATACGCTTGCATTACTTAAGGACATAATTTTATCCTAAGGTTTTGTATGGGTCCATTTACATAGCTGACGCGATTTGTGTCGTGATAGCTAATAGATCCAGTAAGGAAGTTACATCTTTAACAAGCTGTCCTGGAGTGAATCTAGGAAGCGTGTCAGAGATGGCCGGGTCCCACAGGTCTCTTGAGTACGTGAACGTCTCGAATGTCACCGAGTCGTTTTTCGTCATGAGAACTGTGAGGGTTCCGAGGCTACTAAACCAATCTTCGAGAGTAATGTTTACTCTCTCAGAGCGTTTAGTGGTTACGGAACCAGCAAGGATCGTCACAGTTGGGTCTGCAAGATTGATTAGCCCAGTCAACATTGACTTAATGTTGATAAGCCGATCTACCATGAAACTAAGGGGAACAATTTCCCACATAGTAACAGGTATATCTTTCAGACGCAACCCGAGTGCGAATTTCCAATCCACAAGAGGGTTAGAAACCTCATAGTAGATCGCAGCATGTGCCTCAGCCTCGGCATCACTGACCTTTGTATAATCAAATACAAGGGTATCAGCGGGACCGTAGGGTTTATGAGGAGCATAGGTCTCAACACGGGCAAGGGAAAATTCTTTTCCCCAACCGTGCGCAGTCCTACGCTTTGGTCTCTCAATGCTATCAAACTTCTCGAGAACCTCTGCCGCGTTCATTACTGAACGTATCAGAGGAGCGAGGGCAAAGCGGTATTGAGCCCACAGGTCAGCCAGAGCTTTTAGCTCTTCGGCTGTACCAGGTGTGTTCTCATAATACTTCTTTACCTTCTTCCGGGAACGTTTGTAAGCAGAAAAGAGATTCTTTATGCTGTGAAGCGGAGATTTTAAGAAACTAATAGTTTCGCCAATTTCCGCCAGATCTTCAAGGAACTCGTACGGTGTCGAATCGACATGTTGCAAGGCGTGACGCTTTGCATCAGCGACCGCTGAACCTATATAGGCATTTAGATTTGGAGTATCATACTGATAAAAGGACACTTGTCTTACGAGTGCCCAATCAGTTACATTCCCCTCTACTAAAGTCCATGGAGACTCAGGAGTACTAGTAACGAAGTAGGTAAATGAACCTGACTCGATACTATGATACCTCTTTACCACCGTTAACAAACACGGATTACAAAAGACCTCACCTTGGGATACACGGTTATGAAAGCCAGGATCGACATAGTCGGTCATGGTTTTCGATGCTGTGTACGCGTTAAGCGTCCCATACTGATGTTCCACACCCGCAACATTGAACACAACGTTCACTGTTTCGGTAGGTTCATCGGTTTGTCGATTCCGAGG